GGTGCATAAACAGCTCCAGTTTCAAGGAAATTACTTCCTTTAAATCCTAACAAGATTTCGTTTGAAGTCATGTAAGGGTTTTTGTAAACTGTGTATCTGTTTGCAATAGAACCAACAGTAGTTACACCAGCTGCGAAAGATGTTGCATCTTTATCAGCAGAAACAGTAAATCCTGGGATAGATTCTAAAATTGTACATACGTCTGGAGAAGCAACAACGAAGTTTGCTCCACCTCTAAGTGTTAATTGGTGAATCTTGTTAGAAACTTTGTTAAGTTTCGCTCCAAGAGTCTGGAACCAAGAGTTCTTAGTATAAGCAGCTGAATTAGTTCCAGCAACCCATGCACCAGTTGAAGAGTTATACTCCTCACCTAAAGATACAGACCAGTATTCAGTAGTTAAAGCGTTAGCTTTTAACATATCAAGGATTTCAAGGTCAATCTCTAATGAGATGTACTCTGATAACATTGAAGTTAATTCAGCTTCAGCATCAATACTGTGGTATGCATTTAAATCTTGTGCTAATTCAGGTGTCCATACAGCCTTTAGTTTTCTAGTCTTAGCAACAATTGCTTCAGACTTTAATTCTAAATCAACTTCAGGAATACCAACATCAGCTCCAGTTTTATCTTCAAAATCACCTCTGTTTTCAGCAATTGGCTGTTGAGAATGTTTTACAGTAAGAGCATCTACGAAATCCTTACCATCTCCACCTTTTGCGAAAAATTCGATGTTTGCACCATTTACTTTAGAGTAAGCTGGGTAAAAAGCATCTGCCGCTGAAAAATCAGAAGCTGAAATATAGAAACTTCTTACAGCATCTAAATCAGGTCTTGATAATCCTGCATGAGCGATTACAACTTTTTGAATCTCGTTATCAGCAACTGATGCAGATAATGCAGAATCATATTGTACGTCTGCCCATGAAGCAGTTGTAGCAGTTACAGAACCAGCAGCGATATCAATAGATACATCGTTTGCAGAGTATCCAAATCTACCTTCACCATATAAACCATTTACAGCTGAATCAGTTGAACCTAAGTCAGCTCCAGTACCACCAAAAAGTGAATTACCACTAAATCCAGGATTACCTGGTTGAGCAGTACCATACTTAAAGTCTAAATAAAAGATTAGACCAGAAGGAAGGTTCATTGGTTGTACACTAACGAATTCTTTCGATGCAATTTCACCGAAGATACGTCTTACTAATGGAAGGGCTACCCCACTCCATTCTTCACTACCAGCTGATGTACCAGTTGCAGTGGATTCGTCAAGCAATTGTTTTGCTTGATTTTCTAACAATACAGAAATCTGTGATTGTTCTCTTTCTCCTAAACCTTCTAAAAGTCCAGTTTGTTCCCATTTTCCTTTAAGCTCTCTTGTTTCAGCAAGCATAACTGATTGTGGGTTCTTTCCTTCCATTAGTTTAGATAAATCAAAATTTGCCATTTTTATTTTCTCCTTAAATGTTTGTTAATTAATTAATGTTAGCAAGTTTCTTAAATCTATCCGCCATCGTGTTAGTTGATTCAGCTATTACTTCTTTCGAAGGAGCAGTTGATGCAACTGATTTAGATGCGAATGATTCATTAATCTTACTTGATTTTACTTTTTTCTTAGTTCCATTAAACTTAAATGATTCAGCTAATGTGCTAAATACAAGTTTAACTTCTCTAACGTTACCTGTTCTATCTAATGTTTCAACAACTTTCATTTTCTGGTCGTTAGTTAAATCATAAGAACGGAACAATTTGTTTGTATAAAGTAATTTTGCGTTAAGCAAGTTTACTTCATTGATAGTAGATTTAAGTTCCTTGATTGTACTCATTGCTTCTTCTAGTTCAGCTTGAGCTTCTTCAAGTTCGTTAGTTTCCTCTACAACTTCTTCAGAGTCTTCTTCAGATTCATCAATATCTCCGTATCCCATTTCTTTTAGGATTTCGTTTAAGTCGATGTCTTCATCTAAGTCTTCTTCTTCTTCTTCAGATACAGTTTCATCTACTTCTTCTTCAGAGTCTTCACCTTCATTGTGGTGTTCATCTTCGTGAGATTCGATTTCATCAGAAGCGATATCAGATACTTGTTCTTCTTCCTCACCATCAAGTTCTTCAGCAACGTCATCAGATTCTTCCTCATGAGAGTCTTCGTCTAATTCTGATTCTAATTCTTTAATGATTGATTCTAAATCAAGTTCATCTTCATCAGATTCTTCTTCAGAGTCCATAGTTTCTTCTACTTCTTCTTCTTCAGCTTCTTCTTCAGATTCTTCTTCAGCTTCTTCTTCAGCTTCTTCTTCTTCAGATACGTCTTCAGCGGTGATTTCTTCTTCACCATCTTCGTTGTACTCGCCTTCAGATACTTCTTCTTCAGATACAGTTTCAGTTGATTCTTCAACTTCTTCTTTATCTTCGTCTTCAGTTACTTCAGCTTCTTCTACTACTTCGTTTTCTTCAATTTCTTCTGCCTCTTCATCTGCTCCTTCAATTTCTTGTTGAAGTTTCTGAGATAGAATAGATTGTAAACGAGGTGTAAAAGCTTCTTCTAAAGCTATTTTAGCATTTGCAATTGCAGTTTCTCTAACCATTTTTGCATCAGCGATAGCTTCTTTTAACAAATTTGAGTTTGCCATAATAGTTACCTTTCGTTTTGTGTTCGTGAAAATATTTAAGGATTTTCAATAAGATTATTGTAAAACGGTTTGTTTGGTCACCCTACATAAGATAATCGTGGGTATTCATAAACCTAAGATAAGAACCTACATTAAGTAGGTTATTCAGTATATAAATATACAATCTATAACAAAAACGTTATTTTTTTGTATCTTTATTTTCTTTTTTTGGATTGTTGGGCTTTTTCTTTCGTTTTTTAGTAAACATCTTAACAGTTGTATCACCACCTTCTATCTTTTCTAAAATAGTTTGTTTCTGTTGTTCTCTAACTGCTAATTGTTTTTCTCTTCTACGGACTGTTGTTGGTTTTTTGTAGTATCTTCTTTCTCGAAGTTCTAAAAGATGTTCAGAGTCATTTACTAATCTTTTATATTTTTTAAGTGCTCTGTTGATATCTCCTTTGATTACCTTAACAGAAACAATTGCTTTCTTTTTGCTCATTCTCCTAATTTTAATTGTAACAATGTTTTTTACTTTATATAAGTATATATAATTTTAATTTAAGAACCTTTACCAGTTCCTGATTTTCTTCCTTTTGTGTGCGTAGAAACGTTTATAGGTTTTTTACCTTGTCCTGCTGATTGAGAACCACCACGATTAGATTTGTTCTGTGCTGCTCTTTTTCTACGAGTTGCAGATTCTTTTTCTTTTTTACTCATGGATTTAGCTTTAGAAGCAGGAACACATTTAGCATATCCTTTCTTCTCACCACTTGTACCACATGGAGGATGTTTACCACTTTTATCTTTCTTACCGATATTAACCCATTTAGATTTAAACCAGTTACGAAGGTCTTCGTTGGTTGTTTCTTCGAATATCTCATCTATGATATTTTGAAGTTTCATTACTTACCTAATTGGAATAATTTTTCTTCAACAGCTGCATTAGTTCTGTAATCGTAATGTTTTGGATTTACTCCAAAATCTTTTAGGGATTTTTCTAACCAAATTCTATATTTGTTTTTTCCATACTTTTTTTCCATTACAGAAAGTACATCATAAAACTTAGTTTCTTTATTACCTACTTTTTTTACTAATCCTTTTATTTCGGATTTATCTTCTACCATTGGATTATATCCTTGTGGTACTCCATCTCCTTTACCTTCAGCAAATTTCATCAATCCTCTTACTCTTTTTATTAATGTACCTGCAGGAATCCCATAGGTATCACTCATTACATCTTGAGTAAACTTGTTTGATAGGAAGTTAGATAATTCTTTTTTAGTTGCAATACCACTCTTAAAATCATCTCTTGCAATCTTATCTAATTCTTTAGCATCTATCTTACCTTTGAAATATGCAGTAAGTGCATCTGCTTTGTAGTTGTATTTTGCTTCGTTTACTGATTCACCGAATCCATAAACATATCCACCTTTGTGTAAAGTGTTAACAAACTTTGCTAAATCTTTTTTGTTTTTGAAAGTTTGGATATCAAAGAAATCACTACCATCTTTATGTTTCTTTTTACCATCGTGATAAGAGATTGTGTATTTTGCTGAACCAACTCTATCTTGTTGGTAGTATCTTTTTTTACCTTCGTTTACTGATTCATTTTTAAATGGATTAAATAAACCTCGTTTACTTACTTCCTTCTCAGTAGATGGTGCAACCTTTGCCTTAGTTTGATGTTTGAATTTAATTGGATTATATTTTTCCAACTTATCAACATCCACATTTCCATCAGCATCAGTTTTAACTTCACCATACTTATCATCACCCATTCTTACGATACCAACAGTTTTAGTTCTTTTGTTATAAACTAAATCATCTACTTTGAACTTACCTTCGTTTACTGATTCGTTCTTAGAAACCAATTCATCTACATCTTTATGAACATCTTTATAGTTGTTAAATTTTTGTTTACGAATTGCACTATACAAGGCGATTGTATATTTTTGTGAGTTGTTGTGGATTCTTCTTTTAATAAATTCTGCAGGTTTTTGTTTTAGATTTGGTTTAGTACTCATTTCTAATGCATTTACCATTGATGAGAATTCTTGAAATGATTCAAATGATTTTCTTTTATTACCATCTGAAATGAACTCCTCTATATACGATATAGCCGAATCCATGTTTCCTTTATGTGCATCAAGTAATTTCTGTGCACCTTTATCATTTTTTTCTAAAGCTCTTTTGAAGTTTCCAATTTGAGTTTTAGCTAATCCTTTATTATTAAAGTAATCTCTTTTATCGAAAATAGCATATACTTTTTCGAATTCTTTGTTTGGAGATTTGAATCTTTCGTTGATTAACATTTCTTCCATCCTCCACCTGCTGCTTTATATTTCTTAGCTGCCCAACCATTAGCATATGCTGATGGGTAAACATCAAATTTCTTTTTTGCTTGTGATTTGTAAGAACTCCATTTACTGGCATCAGTAGGACAATTTTCCTCCATTAGAGTTTCAACCTTTTGGCCAAACTCATATAATGCAGTTTCTTGTTCATTTAAATCAGTTACTTCTTTTATTGTAGTAGTGATAGAACCATCATCGTTTCTCATTGATATAGATACAGGTTCTTCGTTTAAAGATTCGTTACATCCACCTTCAGTTGTTCCATTACAACCACAACCACAATCTTCTTTAGATTCGTTCATTCCTAAACGTTCTTTCATTTGGTCTTCTGTAATTTCTCCTATTTTGTAGTATCTTGAAAGAATATGTCCCATATCTTCATATAATCCACCCATTCTTTGGTCAAGTGCCTTAGCTTCAAGAGCAACTTTATCGAATTGTTTACCCAACTTATCCAATTCACTCATGTTTCTTTTAATCGTGTGTTTATCAAACCAATCATCACCTTCGTGAATTGCTAATGTTCTAGCTGCTTCTGTAATACCACCAAGTGTTTCTGCCACTTGAGTAATATCAGATTTTCTATCCATTGATTCTTGATATTTGTTGTAAGTAGAAACGATTTCTAAGAAGTGTTTTTTAACTTCTAAAGAAAGAGGTCTCTTTTCTTCTGATTCGTTTATTAGTTGGGTTAATTTAATCATTGGATTCTCCTATTATTTAATTCTTTTTAATATTTTATGAAGATATTGCAATCTATCAATAGCATCTTTACAATGGTCCATTGCTTCTAGTATTGCACTTTCATCAATCATTTCTTCAATAAGTTCAATATCATTCTGAACTGCTCCAACTGTACCCTTTACAACTTTAACAAGTTTCTTATCAGGTTGTTTATATGGTGCTTCATTCATTGAACTTTCGTTCATTAGTTGAGCTAATTTAATCATTGTACTCTCCTTAAAATAATTTTTTTAGTTTACTATCTTTGTAAGTATCAGCGTAATACCACTTCTTATCTTTCATATTGTATAAATATACAAATTCTGCTCCACCACTTCTATCGGCATCTTTTATATATGATTCAATATCTTTGGAATCACCTTTCATTGGTTGACCATTTTTGTAATATTCAATATCCTTATCATCAAAGATTCCTCTTGCTCCACCCATCTTGATTAGTTTAAGAACATCTTTATCACTTTTCATGTGATGTTTTAAACCTGGTTTCATATTTGATGGATAACCATCGTAGTGAACGTATGCAGAAATAATCTTACCATTTCTACCAATTACACCAACTTGAGAACGAGTTCCTTCGTTGATTACAACTGATTCAGGTATCATATCTGCAATAGATGTTGTTGATTCATTCTTCTCATCAAAGATTGATTGTATTTTTGCTGCTAATTTATGTGAACCATTCATTTTTAAATCGAATGCAATTGCATCGATTGATTCTTGTCCATCCCAAGATGATTCTCCAGTTGCTGAATGAGCGATATCATCAGTACCATCACTTGAATCACCAAATGATGAACCCCATGCAGTACCTTTTTTCCATTCATCATATTCATCTGAGAACATATCTTTTGGTTTGTTTGGGTCATTTGAAGGATTCTTAGCAAGTTCAGGATTATCTTCTAAAACTGCAATAAGAGCTCTTGATTCAGAATGAAAGTTTGCATCTGTTAAAGCTTCAACAGCTGCTTGGGACATTCTTTTTTCGTATTCTTCTTTACCTAACTTCTGTGGAGTAACTCCTAAACTCTTTGCTTTGTTACGAACAACTTTGTTTACTTGAGGATTACCAGGTCTTGGTTTAGATGGTTCTGATTTAGGTTCTTCTCCTTTAGGTTCTTCTTTTGGAGAATCTAAAGTCATTTTCTTATCAAATAAATCTTTTAAATCTGCCCTTACATCCGCACTTCTTTCAAAATCATCCCCTGCCGCATCAATATCATCTACTAATGATTTTGCAATTTCCAAATCTCTTCCTTTAAGATATGGGAATATATCTGATTCTGCATAATCTTGTATTTCATCACCAGGCATATCACCAATATTATTTTGAACATCCTCTATCTGTGCATCGGTGTTATCATCTCTCTTAGGTTCATCTTTCTTAGGTTTATCAAAGATATTAACTTTAGGAGTATCTTTTTTAGAATCATCACCTTTAGAATCGTTATCATCTTTTTTATCATGAGTACCTGCTTTTACTGCAGAATCTCTTGCATCTTTAGATTTAAATACAGAAACCGCACCACTATCTTTATTGATTGCTGTGTATGTTTCTTCTTCGTTTAAAAGGTCAGTCAATTTAATCATAATTCCTTTGTCTCCGTTTTATGTGTATATAAATCAAGTTTACCATCTTCGGTAATCTTAACTTCATAATTAGTTTTTCTAATATCGTTGTGACCACCTTTATATGGAGTAGTACCAACTTCTCGGGTTACTTTCCCAAGTTTAATTTTATTTTTGGACATATAGTCCTGTACATTAAATGCCATAACTTAAGTTATTTCTGTTATAATTTCTCTCATCAAATCTTGTGATTTACACCACTCGTTACAAACTTCACCTTGTTTTACTAGTTGTTTGTTAACAGATTCGTTCATCGGAGTCATAAATGCTCCATGTGTTGATGGATTAGAAACAAAATCCCAACCAATCAATTCAAAATCTTCACCTACTTGAACTTTACCACCTGATAGAGGTTCTACTGAACCCATACCTCTTGATGATATTCCTAAAAGGATTCCTGCTTTAAGTAGTTCTTTTAAGATGTTACCACTTGGAGTTGGTAGTATCTCAACGGTTCCTACTAAATCATCGTTATCCCAATGTATCTCTCTTACGTTATGAGATACGTTCTTTAGGTTGATTACAGAAGAATCTGGATGGTCTAATTCACCAAGTGCTCTTCTTTCTTTAATAAGTGTTTCGTATTTTTTAGCTTCTCTCATCAAAATTTGTTTTGGATATATTCTTCCATTTTGATTTTCAGCACCTGCTCGTTGTAAAATACCTTTAACGATAGTTCTTCCACTTTCGTCTTCGTTTACTTTACCTTCGAATAGTTTTGTTTCTATTAATAAATTTCCCATTATGCTCCCCAAGTTTTTCTTCGTTTAAATAAATCAAAAAAGATTGCTGATACTTCCTGTCTGATGATTTTTCTTATTAAATCTTTATCAGACTCGTTGAGTTTCTCGTTAAGTTCTCCTTTTTTAAAACTAACGATTTCTTCATTGATTATATCATATAATTCTTTTTTAGTCATTATATTATCCTATTTTCTTTAAATAGTTAGTTTGTGTTGCAATCCAATCCTCACCTTTTAATCCAGCCATTTTAGCAGCTTTCTTAATCGCTTCAACAGTATTTCTTGCTTTCACTTTATACTTATTCTTTTTGGATAACTTAACACCATTAAGAGTCATATCTGAAAAACTCATTTCCCAAGTTGCAAATCCTTCTTTGATGATAGATTCTTTAACTTCTTCTTTTTCATCTTCCTTCTTACCATCTTTTTTCTCTATTGCCTTTTGAAGTGCTGGTGGTAATTTTTTCTGAGCATCTGTTAATTCAGAAACTTGTTCTTGTTTTGCTCCTTTACCTTTCCAAGTTTTTTCTATGTTGTTAAAGAATTTCTTTTTTTCTTCATCAGACATACTAGGAATAGATTTACCAGCTTTTTCTAAAGCTCTTTTGAAAAACTCTTGATATTCCGATTCTTCTATCATAGTTTCTTTAACTATGTTTTTTAATGCTTCTCTTGTTATTTTCATTTTTCTATCTCCTGTATAGTTCGAGCGATATTAACCAATCTCTCTTTTATCTTATAAATATGTTTGTTTGTTCTTTTCCAATACTGATTGGAATCCAACTCATTCATTGTTTTGATTTTATTATACCAATTGAAAAACTTTTCAGTTTCTCTAAGTTGATACTTAAGTTCTTTTAAACCCATTGCCATCTTCTTATGAGGATGCATTGTTTCATCGTTTTTTAATTCTAACCAACGATTTACTGGTCTTTTGGATTTAGCTTCATTTAGCTCTTCATCCATCTTACCAACTATCTTCATACCAAATTGAGTTGAAATTTTTTTCTTACGTTTTTTATCGTTAGCACCACCATCAGAAAATGCAGCAGGAGTATTGTACCCACCAACTGCACCAGTTCCTGTCATTTCATCCAATTCGTGTTCTACTTCTTGGATTAGTTCATCTAAGAATTTATTAAGATTTTTTTCCATTGACATTTTTTATCTCCTTAATTAACTCATAAGACATCATTAAAGCTGAAACTTGTTCATCGGTAACTTTCTTACCAATTTTCTGTTTTTTCAAAACATTTATTGTTTCTCTCAACTTTATTTTTGTAATCTTATCTTTCATACCTTTATACGCTTCGTGTAAAGATGTGATAGTTTTAATTAATTCTGATTCATAGTATTCATTGAACTTAGATGTATTGGTAACATTATTAATATATTCTCTTAATAAACCTTTTTGAGATTGATTTAAAGTTGTATATTTTTTGTTAAAAGTTTCAATAAGAATTTTATATGTCAACAATCGAAGGTCTTTCTCTTGTTTTTTATATTCTTCAACTAATTTATCTTGTTTAGCTACTTTAGTAGTTTGGGAAGTTGATGAGATGTGCTCAACAAGAGTAAGTTTAGAATCAAATACATCTTTAATATCAAGAATATCATTCTTTTTACCTTCAAATAGTTTATGTATTGAAGCTAAAATTTTGTAGTTTGTTACCGGGGAAGATAAGAAATTATTAATTTCGAATGTTTCTTTGATAGACTTAATAAGATTATACTTTTCTCGTTGGAGTTTAGTATAATTTATTTTACTGTGTGCTTCCAATATAGCTTCAATAAACTTCTCAGCCTTTGATTCTGTATTGTACTTTTCGTTTATAAGTAGGTTGAATAATCTAAGCTCTTTTGATAACTCAGTTCCTCTTCCATAGAATTCTTTGATTATTCCTTTTGATTTTTCCTCACTACCATTGAGTATTTCAACCGTAATTTGTCGAGTTAAAAGTTCAAAAAGAAAACCCGTATTCTTAAATTTTGAATGTTTTATTTTTCTCATCTTATGTTTTTCCTATTATGATATAGTAAAATTTCCCTCTTATAAATATAAAATTATAAAAGTTAACCTAATTAATCTTCGTCTAGTATGTTGTTTTCGTCCAACATTCCTTTCATTTCATGTAAATACTTTCGTTTTGCCGCTATACCATTGATATATTTAATTGCTTTATCTTCTGATGTTCTTGAACGTTTTTTCGTTCTTTCTTTATCACCAAGTGGGTCTCTACCAAGTGGATGTTTATCTTTTCCATATGTTCCACCTTCTCTTGGTCTACCACCTTTATCTTTTATTTCGTTCTTGATATCTTCAAGTTGTTCTTCAATATCACTTGGTTCATCATCTTCCATTGCAGGGTCACTACCTTCATCTTCAATAGAACGGAATCTATATCTATCTTTTAAATCATCTAACATCGATACTCTTTGTTCATCTTGTTCACCACCACTTAGTTTGAATATATTTTCATATACCCAATCCTTAGATAACATATTTAATCCTTGAATATCTTGAGCTAATCTAATTTTCTCACTCCATAAGTTTACTTTTTCTTGTTCGTAAATTGTAGATGGATTAACTAATGATAATTCAAAATTAGTCATTTCAGAATCTGTAATTCCTTGTGCATATAAATGAACAATTGCAATTTTAGATAATTCTGAAACTACTGTTCTTTGTATTCTTTCAATTGTTCTTGCAAATCTAACATCTTCTGCTGCTAATGTTGCTTTACCATTTACATTTTCTTCATATCCTAAATATGCTCTAGGAACTTTTAATGCTGCAAATAATTTGTTTTTTAGATAATCAATATCATCGATGGTTGCATACTCTAATCCTGCAAGATTATCAATAGATGTTCCACTATCACCACCACGAACAGGAAGATAGAAATCTTCTGTTAGGTTTTGCATATTATACTTTAAGTTATAATCACCAGTATTTCTATCAATAAATGGAACTTTCTTCATTTTATTGATAATTCTTTGCATATAGTTATCTACCTCTGTTGGAGGAATGTTACCAATATCAATTTTGAAAACTCTCTTTTCAGGTGCTCTCATGATTCGGTGAATCAACATTGCATCTTCCATTAGAGATAATTGTTTCCACAATCTTCTAGCATTTTCAATCATTGATTTTCCATATGGTAACCAGTTTGTATCTGCTAATAATCTAAAGTGAGCAACTTCAAAGTTTTCGTATTGTTCTTTTCCATTTGGGTCTTCAGTAATTTTAAACTTTACTGAGTTTGGATTCGATGGGTCTGTTCTTTCTAATCTTTCTGTGTTGTAAACTGAATGAGGTGTTACGTTAACAATACCTTTACCTTCAGCGATTTCCATACCTAAGAAGAAATCTCCATACTTACACATATTTCTTACCCAAGGCCATAAGTTGAATTCAATATTAAGAACATCATAAAATAAGTTATTTAAAATATCTTGTACTTGTTGATTATCAGAGTGAACCAATAAAGTATCACCAAATTCATTCTTTAGTGTTGATTCATCTGCATATATATCAAGAGCTGATGCTAATATTGGGTCATTATCCATAGCATCATAATCTCTAAAAACTTCTCTACGAACTTGTTGGTATGCCATTGACTGAGCACCACCTGCTTGTTCGAAAAAACTTTTTTGTAGTTTCGTGTACCTATCTCTTAAAGAAGATAGATTTGTTTGTTGTCTTTCATCGGTATCGAAAACTTTTCTCTTACCATCTTTATCGACAGTAACGACTGCCTGAGCTCTGAAGAGTTTAGTTAACCTACCAAAAAATGAAGTATCTGCCATGTTGTTCCTATTTTTAAATTATAACCTTTATTTTATTATTACCACTTTCTACAAGACCAGTATCTTGCTTTATGTCTTGGACCGGGTGAATCACAATTGTGTCTAGCTCTGAATGCTTTTCTTGCATCTGGATTATTCTTTCGAATAGACATTGTTTTTTCTCCTGATTTCTTTGCTGAACTACCACCATGTCCAAAATTAACTTTTACAACATTACCTTGAGGGTTTTTAACATATACTTTAAATTTTTTCACATCACCTTGCATTGGTTTTCCAAGTTTAACTTTTCTACCTTGATACTCAGCTTCATTTATGTCAGATTTATATTCTTTCATGAACTTCGAAAATTCTTGTATATCATCATAGTTTTCTACTATGTACTCATTACAGTAGTTTTCGTTTTCATTTATTAAATCTATCATTGAAATCATAGTTATTTCTCCTTATATTATAAATATATAATTATTTAATTAACCAAGTTAAATCCTCATGGTTATCACCAACTCGCATTTTCCAAGGGTCATCATCCATTGAAGTATTACCACCAAAACCCATTCCACCAATATCTAATTGATGTGCACCGATTCCACCCAATGCTTGTTTTGTTAAATCAATTCCCTCTTGTCTTAATCTAAGTGCAGTATCTCTAACCCACAATCCGATTGATAATGACATTGTTAAATCATCATTATAACCTCGCATTGCTTCTGCTCTATTACCATTCCATATAAATGTAAACATTTCATCTATTGTTCTTTGTGAACGAATTGTTACAGATTTTTCTCTAACATATTGTTCTAACTTAGAAATGATTAAAGGTCTTGTTTTAGATGTTGTACTAAAACCAGCAGTTAAACCTCTATCTTGTGCTCTGTATTTATTTGATAATTGATTTTCAGTATCTACATACTTTAAATCTTTACTCATATAAAAAGTATTTTGATAACCTCTATCAATTACTTGTTGTAAAACTGCCCAACCAATATTTGCATTTTCAACTACAAGTAAGGCGTTATTATATTCGGTTGCCAATGCAACTAAAAAGTTTCCAAAATCTTTTGTATCTAATTTACCTTTGTATTCTGCAACTTGAGAAGATTCTTCTATATCGATAACATGACACGCTGAGTAATCCGTTGAATCTCCACGAGCAACATCCGCTACAACCATATAAGATTTGGTATAGTTTGGATATTCCCATTTCCATAGGTTTCCATCGAACCCAGTCTTTTCCATTGGTTCTTGTACAAATGATTCTTTATAAAACATTAAAAGTTGTGGGTCTATTACTGTATCACCAGAACTAACAAAATCACAATCACATTCTTGTGCTGCTCCCTTTACCCCAAGTAGTACCTCTTGCTCATCTCTCCAATCTTGATTTCTTTCAGGATGTACACTCCAATGTAGTCGTATTGGATTAAATGTATTTGTTTCATCTTCTGCTCCCACCCAAGTTTTGTGGAAAAAGTTTCCAACACCATTTGGAGTAGAAAGTATAATTGCATTACCACCCGTTGATAAGGTAGATTGTGATGATACCCATATATCTTCAATCTTATCAATAAATGCTGCCTCATCAAATACTAATAAGGATAATGCCTCAGAACGACCAGCATCTCCTGCTGCAGAAGTTGCTTTTATCTGAGAACCATTTGAGTATCTTAAGGATAGTTTGTTATCCTCTACCGTTGTTTGTTTTAACCACGATGGTAAATACTGATTCATCACACGAACCTTCGTTACAAGGTTCTTAGCAACTTCTTGTTTAGTTGCAATTACCAATACATTAAAATCTTGATTGAATAACATCTTCCAAAGTGAAAATCCCGCAGTTAAGGTTGAGATACCTGTTTGTCGAGATTTAAGAATGATGTTGTATCTGTGTTCTGCGAATTGGTCTAATGTTCTTTCTTGAAATTGATATAAATGAAAAGGTATCTTACCACGAACAGGATGTTGAATCATACAATACTTTTTCATAAAGTAGATTGGGTCTCCAGCACATTTCTGATACTCAAGTTTTATTATTTCTTTTAAAGATTGTTTAGCCATTCTATTTTTTTCCTAGTTTCCAATACATAGAACCACCAACGAATGGTTTATACTCACCAAGTTGATTTGATATACCAACATTTAAACCATAAATTTTCATTTTCTTAGTTTTAAACAAGATGTTACCACTAATATTGTTAAATCCATTTGTTTGGTCAATTCCTGCACCAAATCCATAATAGAATTCATTCTTTGGTAATTCTTTTACTATTGTAGTATTATAAACGGTTGGAATCTTAAAATACCAATCTATTTCTCTTGATTCAATTCTGTTTTGTGAAATGATATCAGTTAAAATACCGAATCCTAAATCTCCACTTGGTTTGTTACCCAATGAATCGGTAACTACATCAGGAAAATCATATGCTAAACTTAATGTATCCTTAACTGTTATTTTTGCAAAGTAATCTTTTATAATAGCAAGTGAATCTACATCTACTGGTATCTCTACTTCCTTAATTACTTCTTTTGTAATGTACTTTGGTACATACTTTGTTACCTTAACTTCTTTTTCTACATATATGGTATCAGTTTTTGATTCTAACAACTCATATTGTTCTCCATCTACATCTACAATGGTTTTATCACCAGTATCATCTCCACATCCTCGTAAAAATAAAATAATTCCAAATAAAAGAAGGATTAATATTTCTCTCCACCTTTTAATTAATAAACTAAATATAATGCTCATAGTTTTTCTCCTTTAATACATCAAACGCTAAATTACGTTTCGATTCAAGTTCAGTAATTTCACCTTCTCCGGTATTTATCATGTCTTGAATTTCTTTTTTAGTATCTTCAACTGAATTTGGTAAATCCCATCTTTCGGTACTACCATTTTCATTTACATACTCATAAAAAGGTCTAACATCTAACAAAGATTGTTTTAGTTCTTCTAATTTTGTTTTACCAAATACAATCATACGAGTCCATACCTTATAATTCTGATATTCTTCAAATACACCAGCAGTTCTTAAATCATGTTCTCTATCAACAGTACAATTTATACAAAATCCGTTATTTTGAATAAACTTTAAATCTTTTTCAGATTTAGATATTGTTTTACAATCAGAATTGTTACATTTTGATTTTTCTGCTAAATATTTTCTAATTTCTTGTAACGCTTCGGAATTTTTACCCGTCTTTAAAACATATCCTTCTTTTTTCTCATATTTGTTATGTTCATCTTCCCAAACATCACCAACATTACGAGCTTCTTCCTTCTTGGTATAACCAACGGTAGTATTTTTATCATACTTTCCAGTTTCTACCATATCTACCAACTTTCTACGAGTTGGATGCATATACTTCTTCTTAAATTCTTTACCCATTATTATACATTAGGTTATATTGTTGTATATAAATATATAAAAATAGAGAAACCGAAATTTTTAGAAGAAAATACCGAGTATCTGATTTACGGATGCGAATGTACCTGTAAGTTTAAAAGTATTTCCTTTATATAAGAATACAATACCTTCATTTGGTACAATTTTCTTAGAACCACCAATAGATTGTAATCTACCAAGTTCCAATTTAAGTTTTTCTATCTTTTTTGGGTCACCTGATTTCCTAACATCTTTAATTGTCTTATCAATTCGTTTTTTCATATCACGAACTGCTGAATCAGCGTTAACTGTTAGTGCAGATGAGGTAAACTCTAACACTTCTGCACCCAAACCTAAGAATATTTGTTCAAACTTCATTAAGTTCTTCTTACCAATCTTCTTTTGGTCTTCTTTATCTGTTTTTTTAGCCCACTCTAATGTTTTTTCATCACTAAAGTTCTTTTTATCTAATCTAAATCCTTTATCCATGAACGCCCATCTCTTAACTAACCCCATTTTGGTTTTGTTATCAAGTGATGTAGGTGAATTCTTATCAACCCATTGTGACCACCACCCTTGGTGATAATCAGCAACACCATCAGTATCCTTTAAACTAAATTCTTTTTGTAATTTAGATATCTGTGATGAGTATTTACTACGTTTCTTAGATAAATCTTGTGATTTTGGTAATTTTACAATAGGAGGTCCTTGAATAGTGTAATTATCTTGTACATCTTTGTTAACTTGTTTAATCATACCAGCTAATACTCTTGCTGATTCACCATTCTCTCCGATTGCAACACCATCCATGTTGAATTCCATAGTACCATGGAACACAAGTAACGCTTGACCATAAGGAATAACGTTTACTGATGTTGGGTATATCACTTCAAGGTTCATAAAACACGCACCTTGTTTAAATACCTTATCTCTTTGTTTATCCGATAACGATTTAATAGCATTTGAAAGGTCTTTCATTGCATAATTGTAAGCATCACTCAATCCACCTCTACCTTGGAACTTATCTGATACACCTTTGATATCTAAAGCATTCTCACCTCTGTTCTTTAGGTGGCCTTTGTTCCTCGCTGCTACTAACCTACCATCTCTCCATGAAATAGCTAATGCTTGACCATCTGTTTTCTCTCGTGTGAACTCAAGTGTACCTTCGAGTGCACGATTTACGATATCTTTAAGTTGTCCAAAGGTTAAATTGATATCAGTATCAAATGGATGAGACATATGTCCATACGCACCACCTTCTTGGAGTAAGTTAGATTCGTTTATGTTTTCTTTGATTAGTTGTTGTGGTGTTTTAGTGTTTGGTAAAAACATTTCAACTAACTTATTATCGATATCACTTATTATCTGTTCTATACTATCCATATTTTTACTTTCTTTATTTTCACCCAAACCACCTTTATCGTGTTTAGAGAATTTACCTAATTTATCAAATGCTCTGAATGATTTTAATTTATCTTGCTTTGCAGGTCTCATATCAGATAGTTGTTTGTATCTCATGTGGTTTTTAACAATGTAAAATACATTTGCAGCATTACCATCAACTGATTCTATAAACTTTTTATACTTCTTTACTAATGAAGCAGATACTTTTTCATGTCCAAAGTGTGTGATGTGTCCTTTCTTTGGGTGAATACCCGCAGTTTCATCTTTTCCTATATCGTGAAACATTGCTGCTATTGCAATATCAATATCATCCTCTTTGATTGAACGATTCACAACCATAATAGTATGTTTAAGAACATTACCCTCTGGGTGTTTATCTACTCTTTGACCAAAGTTCTTTAGATTGTAAACTCTCTTTTGTAAATCAGAAGGCATCTTTTTGAATAATGATTTGAAATCTTTTATTCCTAATTCTTTTAATCCTTCTTTAACTGGTTTTGCTTTTAGAAATGCTTGGTCTACAACATCTTCATTCTTTTTTTCGAATTTTTCAACTTCCTTTGCTCGTAATGCTGGTAAGAATCTGAATTTAGCTCTTTTTCTAACTCTACCTTTTTTTCTCACCACATTCTTATGAATTACCTGAGTTTGTGCAATCGATAAATCTGCTTTCTTAATACCAGGATATAATTCTTCCATGAACTCAGCGTAAACTTGTCTGTATGCCATCTTGTAAGCAATCTTCTTAAGTTTAGAAAGAGGTTTTCTTCTTTTCATCGTTCTTGCTCTTCTTCTTGCGATTTCCTTACTCTTTCCTGCCATTGCTGCTTTTCTTCTTAATCTATCAGCAGGTCTCATCTTACCTCGTTCATCCAAATCTTCGGATTCTATTGTGTATTTTGCATCAGATGATTTAAAATCATTTTTTCTCATTATGGTTTTAGCGATTAGTTTATTCGCTTGTTTCATAAATGGAATATTAAGGTTTGTTCTATTATCCTTTACTACAATTTGATTATATTGATTAAGAAATTTTACAAAATCTTTTTTCTTTTTTCCTAATCTTTTAAAGAATCCAATTAATTCGGCTTGTGATATTTCCTTTCCGTTTCTTGGGTCATTTAACCTATCGAAGAAATGTTTTCCTGTAAGAACTGTATCTACCGGATTTAATTGTTTATCTGCAAACTTATCAATCTTTTGTAAGTCAGACATTGGCATCTCATTTAAGAAATTTTCTCTTTCTTTATTTTTTATCCACAATCCAATTTCTGCACCTTTGATATCAGAGGGTACATCGTTTCCACCAACTGATAATTTAAAACTTACAAACTTCTTCATATCCTTTCCAATCGATTTACCAAAATCTACTATTTGGTTATCAGAAAGTGAAGTTTTTTGTTGTAGTTTTTTATAAACACCAACTTCTTCTGGTTTAAAATATTGTAATGATACTAAAAATACAATATCATTCTTTTCAGTATTTGTATATGATAACTTATTTAATAGTTTTCCTAATAACGCTGGAGAATTCTTTTTTAGAAGTACTGATAGGAATACAATATAATCAGTAGTTTTAATATATGGTTTATTTATTTTAAGATTTGGTAAAATTTGAGAAGTGAATCCAATTTTATCACACAACTCCATATACTTCTTTGTATCCTTTGATGTTTTAAGTGATTTTACAAATTCATCTCTAATTCTTTCAGCTGGAAGTGATTTTAGTGATGGGTCTTTTTGTAACGCATCTAATAACTCCTTATCTAAACTACCACCCATTCTTGATTGAAATCTTAAAGCTCTTAATTTTCTTAATGGGTCTTCATCAAATCTCTCAACAGCATTTCCAACTGTTCTAATGTTTTTCTTTTTAAGGTCTGCAATTCCACCAACTAAATCAACTATTTCTTTTCTTTCAATATCATAGAATAAAGCATTTATAGTTAAATCTCTTCGTTTTACATCTCCTTCAATATCTGTATATTCTACTGAATCAGGTCTTCTACCCTTTCCAATATCCTTTCTAAATGTTGCAACTTCATGTCCACCAACGATTACAATTCCCAATCCCATTCCAGTACCCACATCTTGTGATGTTTTGAAACCACCATCTTTACCAATCTTCATTGTTTCTTCTGGTTTAGCATCAGTTGCCAAATCAAAATCTTTTGGGGATTTACCTAAAATAGCATCTCTAACTGCCCCACCTACTATATAAAGCTTTTTACCGTTTTTTTTAAATTGCTTTTGTAGTTTAACAATATCCGATGGTACTTTTAGTTTAAAATTTTTAGATTCATTTAAACCCATTTTTTCTTTCCATGAATCAAATGCATCGAAATCATATTCTTGTTTCTGAGAATCCCATCCACATGAATGACATAAATATTTTTCACTATCATCAGATTCAATATCCCATGAGTGATTGCATTTTTCACATTTAATGTTTGTTCCTGCGATTTCGTTAACAGATTCTTCTTCTGATTGAGTAAACTTAATAAGAGCAGTTGATAGTATTTCATTAGATACTTCAACGTTTTCTAATTCTTTTATTATCAATTCAGAAAATTTATTTAAATCCGCCTCTAGTTCTTGGTCTTCATCTGCAAATATAGCAGCTCTACCTACTCCTTTTAATATTGTTTCAATAGCAACATGAGGTACAAGTTCTGCCATTGTCAATCCAGCAAGTTTTGCAACTCCAGTAACCGTTCCGGCAACTCCACCACTGGCAGCAAATGCTCCTGTGATTAAAATACTCTTTCCTACTAACTTTAGAGCTTTCTTTTGGTCATCCTCTAACTCTTTATATTTTTTACCACTACCAAGTTCTTTTAATGCACCACCTGCTTTTTTAAATTCATGATACTCGTGTTTAAGACCATCTTTAATTGCCTTTCCAGCACCTTTAGTTTTATCTTTTAGTTTATCAATAAAACTTCGTTTTACTGCATCTGGATTTTTTACTACATCACTAAAGTATTTCTTTTCTTCGGATTTTAACTTTGGAAAATATTCTTTAATTTTCTTTTTAGTATTATCTCTTCTCTTTTTTATGATATCACTAGGAGAAACAACATTAGTTGGTATATCTATCTTAATATCAGTTGCAAATCCATCCTTATCAGTATTTGCATCTTTTTTTGCAGGGTCATTATCTGGTAAACTATCTCTAAAAGAATCCCCATCCTTTCCCTTAAAAATTCCTTTACTATCTTTTTTATCAGAATCATCAGAGTCCGTATTATCTGATGATTTTTCATGAGTACCTGATTTTATAGCACCATCTCTCGCATCCTTTGTTTTGAATACAGATGTTTTTCCTGATTTCTTGTTTGTAGCAGTGAACGTTTCATCATCTTCAAGTATAGAATATAATCCTTCTTGTACAATTCTAAAGGTAACCACTTTTCTACCATTGATTGTTGGCATTCCATGTTCATCTTTACCGATTGTTTTAACAACTGTTTTCTTATTCTTAAATCTACCAGTCATAATGGTATCTCCAACTTTAATTGGTAGTACTATATTTTCATTTAAAGATGCTTCGTATTCTTCTTGTGATTTCTTATCACCTTTTTGAGAATCTAATGATGCATCTTTGATATCCTTATTGGTATCTAATCCTTTTACTAATTCATACCCAACCATTGATGCTTTACGAGTTACGTGCTTAAACCATTTAGAATAAGCATCACTTGAATAGATATCAACTTGGTTAGCGGCAGTTTGTGTACCAAGTACACCTGCTGGAAATGGGGTTACTGCTTTAACAGGTCCATTTGGATATGTTGGATGGTCATAAAAATCTTCAATATCTCTAGTAGTAATCATATCAATTACCTCATAACCGATTCGTGTTGCTCTATCTACATTTATTTTAGAGAACACATCATAGTTAGGAAAAAAGAAATTTGGTCCATCATCTGCTTGACCACTTCCCATCTTAGAACTTTCGTTTAACAACCACTCCTCAATCATCTCTTTAGAAATTTCAATTCCCTCATCGAGTTTATCAGTAATCATACTAAAGATAGTTGCATTAAACTTTCCGTAGGCTCTTTTCTTAAAGAAGTTCTTTTTCTGTTCATCAGAACCAACTGATAAACCATTTCTTACTTCCGTACCACTTACAGAATTACCAGACATTGGAGCTGCGTAAACATATCCTCTATCTCTATATCCTTCTGATGGGTCTCCTTTGTATGGTTGAAAGTATTTACCACCTAATCGGTTTTTATCTTTCTCACCAACAACAGTTACAAATGCAGTTGTTTCTTCATCAAACTTTTTAAGAATTTCTGTGGGTTTGTATGGATTTTTAACTCTATGTATTTTGGATTTTGGAATTCCAAACATAGTAGTCATAATTTTTACCTTTTCTTTGAAGTTAAAAGGTGATTTAGGTAATTGTACCTTATCAGATGTACCTACATACACATTATCTTTACCAAACTTTTTTACAAGGTGCTGGTAAGTTCCATAGTGTCCTTTATGCATAGGTTGAAACCTACCCACATAGATAACTACTGTTTTTTTAATAGGATTTTCATCCCCCATTATACTCTCTACGAGAAATTTGGAAAGTTCATTCATATCTGGTATACCTTATCAGTATATAAATATGGAAGAAAAAATAATTAATGGTTTTTGTAGATAAACGGGTCTCGTTTACGCAATTCCTCTAATTTTTTCTTATATTGTTTTTTTAATTTTCTTCGAACATACCAACTTTTGATATAAACATAAGGAACAATAAATATTTTTTTTAAAAATGTCATAATTTTAATTTTTATAATACAATTCAGGATACTCTACTAATATATGTATTCCACCCTGAGATAATGCTCTTTCATATGCTGGTAAAATCTTTTCAGCAGTATCTAATTTTTCGATAGTACAATTCGTAACCATTTGTTTAAATGCATCTGTATAATCTGCCTTATGTTGATGACCTGGGTCTAATGGTTTATCTGAACCCTTACCAACTCTTACAATTACGTTTGGTTTCCATTCACCATCAGACATCGCTTCCAATTTATCTAAATGATTTATTAATTGATTAACTGCAAGAATAACAAAATCCCATCTTGGATAAAATGTAACAACTCGGTGACCGGTCATTGCCAATCCCATTGTCATTCCCATTTGGGTTTCTTCCATTACTGGAGTTTCTATCATTCTTTCTTTTGGTAAACCTTCAATTGTTTTACTCATTGGGTTACCATAATAAACTATCTGTTGTCCGATGAATATTGTTTTTTCATCTTCCATTGTAAGTTTCATTGCTTCCGTTAACGCATCTAAATACGGTGTATATTCTGGACTACTCATTACTCATTGTTTTTTTATAATGTTCATATGTTTTTCTAATACCTTCTTCGAATCCGAGTTTTGGCAACAATCTGTGATGTGCTTGTTTACCTGTATTCATTTTTCTTTTAGGTTCTCCATTGGGTTTACTTGTATCCCAATTGATTTTAATATCTTTACCACTAACCTTACATACCGTTTCAATCATTTCTTTAATTGTTATCTCAACACCACTTCCGATATTTACAATCTCACAATGTAATCTTTGTTCAGTAGCACTTAAACACGCTTCAGCAACATCTTCGGCATATACATAATCTCGAATTGGTGTACCATCTCCCCATGCTTCAATTTCACCATCCGATTCAAATACTTTTTTAATTGTTGCAGGTATTGCCATTGCATTTTCACCAAAGTTATCATATTCTCCAAAAATATTAGAAGGTCTCAAAATAGTCCAATTTATAAAACCATATTGTCTTTTATACGCCTCAAGTATTAATTCCGGAATTCTCTTACTCCATGCTGGATACCAATCGTGTTTTGATGGTAGTGTACTCCAAACCGTATCTTCTACAAATTCTTCAGCTGATGCATAAACACCTACCGATGAAAGAAAATTTATATACACACTATGGTGTTGACAATTTTTTATTAAGTTTATGTTTGCAGTTATAGATGGAACTAGAAAATCAACAGGATTAGATTCAGCTGTTTTTGGTGTTCCTTTTATTCCAAAGCAATTTATAACATCGTTTAAATTGTAAATTTCAAATAAAGAACTTACTTTCCAATAATCAGTTAAATCTATATTATGAAATATAAAACTATCACCATATTGGGTACAATCATATGTTGGTTCTTTTATATCAACACCAACAACCAAGTGATTCTCAGAAGCAGCTTCTATTAATTTTTTTACAACATGATATCCTACTAACCCACTACATCCAGTAACAAGTGTTGTATGTACTATTTCTTTTTTCATTTTTTAATAATTTTAAAACACTACCCACTTACCTGTTCCGTAATGTGGATATTTTGATTCATACTTATAATATATTACATCTTCTGGCAATTCTCTCTGAATACCATTCCAAGTATCTAATGTTGGGGTGTTTGTACTTACACCATTATCTTCTACAATAAAATGAAGAGGTAAATCATAATTTCTTGCATACTTGTGAACTTCGTAAAAGATTCCACTTTCAAATGACATATCTCCTATAAAAACCCAAACCTTATCATTACTACCTTTAAGTTTAAGTGATTTTGCAACTCCCAATGCAATTGGTAAAGTACCAGTTACAATTGCAGATGCATAAAAATTAGATTCTTTATCTACGATAGTAATTGATTTACCATCAAGTATTTTTTGTTTTAGTTTTGATTCTTCTACACCATGTAAAAGTGCATGATAATGAGACCTCCAAGTTGAGAATACCCAATCTGTTGGAGATATTTTTTTGAACACTTCTATAAGTTGTTCTTCATTTCCATTTGATAGATGAATGGGTCCTGTAATTTCCCCACCTTCCCAATGTGAAATTATATCATCTTCAAATTGAATGAGTTCTTCTTTTGTGTAATTACCCGATTCCCATCTATCTTCGTGGTAATCTAAATTTTTAATTATCATATAAAAATATTTTTAATATAGTCTAAATCGTTTTTTTTATTAATAATTTCACAGACTATTTTGTTATTGTTTATAAATCTATCCTTAAACATTACATAAAAATCTTTAATAACATCAGGATTATTTTTTATTAGTTCTAGTTGTTTAAATATAAGTTTCATTCGAATCAAAGGGTCTTCTTCGGAATCATATGAATGGTCTATAATATCATCAAACATATCAAATCCATATATTTTTCTTAATTCACTTAAGTGATTATGTGGTGCTACAAATATTGGCAACTGATAATAATAAAATGGTTTTAATGATTTTTCTGTAATGTGAATAACATCCTCTGAAAAATCTGTTTCAGTTACAATATTAACATAACTATTTTTAAATGTAGTAACATTTATAATAGGAGAATCAATTTCATCAAATGTAAATTTTTCATTTTCATAAAAACTTAACTTTGAACCATTTTGTATTATTGAGTTATATGAATCAGTAAATGTTTTATATTCTGTTTCAATACTTTTTAGCAATCCATCGTTATCATGTGATACACTAAAATCTACACACGAATAATCAACATCTTTTAATATATTATTTTCTTTTAATAAAACAATAGTTGCCAATCTATGACCAACCATTTTATTATTATGACACATAAACAAAAAGTTTCTATCATCATCAGATGGTTCAATAAAATTTGTTTGTAAAAGATTTGAGTGTTCTATTGATTGATAAAATGGAAAATAAAAATTAATTTTACTTTTCATATCACTCAAATATTTTTTAATTTTATTATTGTTTACAAATAAATAAATTTTACTTGTATCAATATTATTATTTAAACAATATTCATTAAAAGAAAATACTTCAGATTCCAAAAAACATTCATTTAAATGAAATATAAAAACCTTTAACCCTTTTTTAATATACTTCTGTAATATATCTGAAAATATGTTTTGGTTATCAACTGTAAGATTATTTAAATTAACTATTGGATAAATTACTTCATTAAAATCATCAACATTATTTTCCGAAACAAATTCTATATCGATTCCTATTCTTTCAAATATAGTAGATACTACTTCATTTCTATGTCCCAATTCATTTTGATTAAAAAAATATTGATGGGGTAAGAAACTTGATAATATACTATCCAATACTTTTACTTTCATGGAGTATCTCTTTTAGAAAGAAGTGGGTTTTGGCATGGCCATTCTATATTGAATTTAGGGTCATTCCAAAATATTGTACCTTGGTCTTCTACATCATTATATACACCAGGATATGCAAGTTTATAATAAAATACAGAATTATCTTCCATTACATAATGTCCATTTGCAAAACCAGGTGGTATTAATACTTGTGTTTGTGTCTGAGGTGATATTATATAAGTTTCCCAACTACCATATTGTGGATTGGTTACAATATTTCCACCCCTCACATCAAGTACAACTAAATATATTTTTCCTGAAATACAACTTATTAATTTCCAAGTTTTATCATCGTAATGCATTCCTCGTAAAACACCTTCTTGTGATTTAGAATATCTATCGTGTTTAAAATCAACTCCATTTTCTCTCTCACCAACAGGTATCATTCTATCATAATAATCTTGATGATATAGTGTTGCTATTTCCCCCCTAAGTTCATGGTAAACAGCCGGTTGGATTATTTTTACTCCTCCAGTTAAAACCTTCGAGTTGTATATATGAATATCATTCCATGCTCTTTCTTTGTAGTAAATACTTCTATTAATCGATGCCATTATAACTTATTTTTATTAATTATCGAAACACCTCTTTTTTGAACTACTTGAGTTGAACACTTATTTGCAAATTCAATAGATTCTTCGATGTTGTATGTATGTATATATTTAAATATTAAACCTGCTAAAAAACTATCTCCGGCACCAGCAACATCTTTAACACTAACTTCCTTTGTTGGATAATTTTTTCCTCCAAAATCACACCCATTCGGTCCTCTAGTAATAATTGTTTTGTTTTTTAACCATTCGTTATTATCTATCTTAGTTTTACTTCTAAGATATTCATGATAATTTATTTTTATAAAGGAAATATTCTTACACCATTCTCCAAGTTTCTTTTTTGTATCCAAGAATGTTGGGCAATTACATTTCGATGAAATTTCTAATATATCACTTTTTGATAAGAATCCTTTATTATAATCTGCAAATACCACTAAATCAAAATCATCTAGGTTTGGTAATTCTGTTAATTTAAGGGGAGAAACTTTATCATTTTCATCTATTCGTAACAAAATGTAATTATAAGAGTTATCAACATACCTTATTTTTACTACTTCTTCTGAATTACATATTAGTTGTGTATCTACATCTAGTGATTTTAAATTTAGTTCTACATTTTCTGCCATTCCTTTTGAGTAAACTTCTCTTAGTGGTTTTATGACAGGAACTGGTGCTTCTGGTGATAATCGTAAAACCTCACCATAAATAAAAACATCATCACAACTTTCTCCTATTACTAGTACCTTCATTACCAACTAATTTTCCAATCATTAAACTCGGATGCAATACAATCTACTTTGTAATCTTTCCTACCACCATCAACTTCTTGTATTTTATTTTTTGCAGTATTTCGGATTCCATTCAATCCATGTGTTAGCATTAATTGATTACCTACATTATCCCCACTTCTAGCATTATCTTCATTTACCCAGATATGAGTATTCATTTGAGCAAGTACAATTACTGCTCTAATAAAATCTCCATCAATTTTTAATTGTTTTGTTGTAGTTAATATTTCTGTAATATCATGTACAATTTCTTCAATCTCTTTTTGATATTCTTTTTTGTGTTGTGGTATTTTAACTTCTTTAAGTTGAACTATTGTTAGTCTATCTATTAGTTCCCCAAGAGTTGGTAGATATTTTCTCATATAACATATTTGGTATAAATATTCTGTTTTCTTAAATCCCCATATTCTTCAGATGAACCACATGGTTCGTTAAATGGTTGTATTTTATCTGAATTGAATATTTTTAATCCATTATACGCTGCTTCTGGACTCATATACATATGCCAACCCACACATTCAAACTCATCTTCTTTATATAATCTATCCTTGTGTCTACCATCATAAATCATAGGTCTTGCCCATTCATTAAAATCATCTCTGTTTGTTAATATCATTCCACCTTGTCCAATATTTAATATTTTTTTTAAATGAAATGATAAAATCATAAATTTATCTTCATATCCTCTACCCATTCCTTCATAGAATGCAGTTGCAGAATCAATGATACTTGTATCTCCAATTGGATACAATCCTTTCCATTTTATATCTCTAAATTTAGGTCTGTTACCACTTAAGATAATTTGGTTTGGAACGGATACATAGGTATTTGCTGGTATCTCAATATCAGTATCAACAATATCTAAATAATGTAGAACCAATCTTATTGCATTTGAATTGGAATCACACGCAATACCATATCTGTAACCAGTATAGTTTGCAACCTCATCTTCAAATCGTGTTACCCAATCCCATGGGTCATTTATATTATAATCTTTCATATATTTGTATGTTTCATTTTCACTATCATAGCTAACTGATAATCAGATAGTTATACAATTTAACATTTATTGTTTTTTGTATCCATAATCTTCTCCACCCTTTCCTACAAAGTGCCCATCCCAACTCTCTTCTTCATGCAATTTGTGATGCTCATACTCATTTGTTTTATAGGTACTTCTATGTGGTGGATTATCTTTATCATATTCTGATGTTGATATATAATAGAAAAATCTAATAGCACATCTTGGTATATCATTCGGTGCATTTACTGCACTTACTCTATGATACGGACCATGTTTAATATTTTCATTAATAACCAATCGATTAAATTTTGGTGAAATGGATTCTATTAGATTTGAGTTAGGGTTAGTATCTATATTATCATCATAATACTGAATATGTCCTCCCCATTTAGTTTTCCAATCTGGCGTAATGTATAATAGTGTAGTTAGTTTTCTATGTAGTCTGATTCTATCGTTCCAATTGAAATCATAATGACAACCCAAGTCCTTTCCATTTCTAATAATAGAATAACCTCCACCAACTAAGTGAGGGTCTGGTAGCAATCCTATAACACCTGTCATTTGTTCTAACTCATATAGAAATTCACCACTATGCATTATATCATAAGTAACCCTATGTGCAGTTGGTAATGAAATTAAATCATTAAATTCTTCCATACGAGAACCAGCACGAGTAAATACTGTCCAACCTCCCTTTGGTGCATTAATACACTCTTCGTAAAGTTTGTATACCGTTTCTTCATCTAAAAAGTTATCGATTTTAGTTTTACCAAATCCATATTCTTTTTTACTATGTTCCCAATCGTATTTTTTATTTATCATATCATTTACATAAAATATTTTTTATCTTCTGTACATCTTTACTTTCTAAATTTACAAGTGTTTTAATTATTTCATGATTTTTTTCAAATCGTAATCTATTATCTACATAAAACTTAGATATTTGGTTTTTCATTTTATACAATCTTTTAATTTCATCAAATATCATACTATATCTCTGTTGATAATCTGATTCTAAATCATAATCATGGTTTATAAAATCACGAAACACATCTAATCCATAATGTTCTTCTATAAACTTAACATGGTTTGAATTAGCAAAAAATAATGGTAATTGAAAATAATAAAATGGTATAAGTGTTTTTTCTGTAATATGCATATGCATATTATCAAACTCATCGAACTTAGATTCATTTACTATGTTTATATATGAAAATTTATATGGATTTTTATCATAATAAATATTGTAATCTATTACACCATTTTCATTTTCAAATTCATAACCCATTTCAAATTCACTTTTTTTAGGACAGATGGAAACTAATTTTTCATAAAATGACTCAATTGATTTAAATGTATTACCAGTTATCCGTTCATACTTTGTGCGTAATATACCATCATCTGTTCTTTCTACGGCATCTAAATAATCTGGTCTTCTTAAATGAGACCAATCGATTTCATCCACCATTCCATGTTTTAATAAATCAACAATAACACAAGTTCTATATGCATTTACTGCTCTATTATAACATTGAAATATTTTTTTCTTAGAATCATTATCAAAAATTGGGTCTTGGTTACTTATTACACACTTAGCACTTTCCCATAAAATCCGTTCTAGTGATTCTACCTGTATCTTATTATCATTTGTATATAACTTACCATTCCACCTATTATTGTTTATTAAAACACTATTATTTAAATCACCATCACCATCAATAATAAACGATTCAAGTATATCTATGGAATTATTAAGACCCGATTCATTATCAGATACATATAATATTTTAATATCATATTCTTTTTGTTTTTTCCATATAAGTTTATCGTATTCTGATAAACAAGTTTTCATATCTTGCCATACATGACCTTGAAAATATTTTACATAAACATATTTTTCATTTGTAGATAGGTTATCAATGGAAGTTAAATTAGTATAGTCAATACCATAGGTATTTTTAAAATCTAACAATCTTTCGAAGAACCAAGAATCTTCTCTTATGTAAAGTAATTTTCTCACTATCTATTTAAAAATCTTCTACCTTTTTTAATTTCATTTCTCCAATACTCTAAAAGGTCATTCATAGTTTCTTCGAAGGTGTATTTTGGTTTCCATCCTGTATGTTTTCTAAACTTTTCTGTATTTGGTACTTGTAAATCGGCATCAATAGGTCTTAACCTGTCTTCATCAACCTCTACTTTAATATTTTTAACAGTTGATTGTGAAATTAAGTAGTTTAACATATCTCCAATCTTACAAGTATATTCACCACCAATATTGTAGTACTCTCCACCAATTGGATTTTCAGTTACCAATAAAAAATAGGCTTCTACTGCATCTCTAACATCTGCATACGTTCTAAGTGAATCTAAGTTACCAACATATATTGTAGGTTCTTGTAACCCACCTTCAATCATTGCTATTTGTTTTGCAAAAGTAGATTCTGAGAACACATCTCCTCTTCTCGGACCTGTATGTGTAAACATTCGTGTAGTCATTATTTTAATATCAAACGCTTCTGCATAATACCTACCCAACAAATCCGTTCCTACTTTTGAAATTGCATATGGGGATGCTGGATGTACTGAACACTCCTCATCTATTGGTAATTTCTCTTTTGGTACTTTTCCAAATATTTCAGATGATGCACATACATGGACTACAATATTATCGTTTCCATAATTACCAATTGATTCTAAAAGATTTGCAGTTCCTATGATATTTGTTTGTAAAGTTTCAAGTGGGGCTCTAAATGATGTTTTTGGGTACGATTGAGCGGCTAAATGAAATACATAATCAGGTTCAGATTCATTAATAGCGGATTGTACTGATGGCAAGTCATTTAAATCACCATTGATAAGAAATATTCTATCTTTTTTGTTAATTCTATCAAAATGATGTTCCAAATTATCTAATCTATCATTCCATCTGATAAATCCATAGATATTCCATTCAGTATTCTCAATAAGGTAATCTACCAAATGAGAACCAACCATTCCTGTTATTCCTGTTATTAGTGCATTCATTTATTTCTCTTAAACCATTCAATTGTTTCTTCTATACCTTTTTCAAAGGAGTAACTTGGTGTAAATCCAAGATTATTTATTTTTTCAGTATCTACCATTCTAAATGGTATGGTTGTTGGTTTGGAATTATCCCAAACTATCTCTGGTGTAAGACCAGATACCTTCTGAATTGTGTTTACTATATCTCCTATTGTAATTGGAGCTCCATATCCAACATTATACGGTTCCATTGGATTACCATGTTCGATTATTGTTAATGCACCCTTAATCACATCCTTAACATACAAGAAATCTCTTACAACATCAGGTGAACCCCAAGCAGTGAATGGATTTTCTCCACCTAACATACGATTTATAATTGCAGGTATCACATGACAAGTTTTTACATTAAAGTTATCGTTTGGTCCAAATATTGCCGAACCTCTACCTAAGAATATCTTTAATTTAGAGAAGTTTGAAGTATGTTCCATCAATTTTTCTCTATATCTTCTCATCCAACCATAACCAAAGTACGCAATGTAAGGTTCTTCATCCCAAAACTCATCTTCCTTCACAGGATATCTTCTATCGGGATAACCAGTTGATGAATTTAGGTCAAAAAACGAATCTACTTCATTCCTAGCACACGCATCAAGTACATTTCCAAGTAAGGTGATGTTTCCAAGCGAACCTTGTATATCAGTTCGTACTGAACCAGGATGTAAAACATGACCTGCACAATGAATTACCAAATCTGAACCTTTTGTTAATTTGATTGCATCATCAATATTATTCAAATCAATGTTTTCTAGTATTGTTATATCTTTTTGTATCTCTTCACTAACTTGTAGTGGTGAATTGTAAGTGTGAGTAGTAATATCTGCACCCAACTTATGTAGTTCGTTGATAAAGTGTGTTGCAAGGAAACCTGCTCCACCTGTAATCACTACATTTTTATTTTTAAAGTAACTCATATTAATAATTTATATTGTTTATACCTTGTTTCATTAGTGTTTTTAAGTATTTGTATTGAATCTTTGGTTGATGTAATCCAATTGGGTCATTATAGTATAAGTCTTCAACAGCAAATCTTTGTGCAACCTCAATTGGTGCAATCTCCTTATTGTCTAAATATTTGATAAAATAAATATCCTCTTTAAAATACGAATCATTCGGATGTGTTTCAATGATATCAATCATTCTATTTTTGTTTCGTATAGATAGACCACCATTTCCTACATACTTTTCTTCTTTTGGTTTTAACCATGGTGCACCTACATAAGAATAATCCAAAAATTCATCAATACCTGATTTAATTAATATTGCATCTGTTTGGAATATTAAAATATTATCAGATGTTATCATTTTCCAAAAATCAGTTGTTCTTAATAGGTTATCGTAATCATTTACTATCATATAATCATAATCTACATGATGTAGTTCTACATTATCAATACCATCAACTATTTTTTTACAATATTCTTCATTTAGATTACCATGAAATAATTCCAATTTCCATTTTTTATTAGAATCTGATTCATTTAGAAAATACATTGTGTTTTTTATAACAGTTTCTAAATGTGGATGTTCACGAGTTTCCAGTATAACAGCAGAATAGTTATCATCATATGATTTTATTTTATAATCACTTAACTTCTCTCTAAATAATTCTATATGAGTGTTCCATATGTTTTTATGTTCATTTGTTTGTATTCCCATTATAGTAATTTTTGTATTTCATTAAACATAAAGTCTGATATGATTTTGTATCCATTTAAGTTTGGATGATAGTCTCCCTCATAGTAGTTTTTCTCATCATTCCAAACAGATTTACTTCCATACTCCCAAACACTAGTTCCCTTTTCTAATTCTTCTACTTGTAAGATGTAAGATAATGTTCCCTTTGGATTAATATAATTTTTTGGTAATTTAATAGATGTAGTATCATCTAATAATGGATAAAACCCATTAAAATAAAATCTATTATATCCAATCAACGTATCTTCAAATTTTTTGTATAACTCAATTGGTGATAATCTATTATGCTTTTTGTATCGAAACGGATATGTAAAAACTACGATTATAATATCATCTTTGTGTAAAAACTCTTTACATGATTCAATCTTATTAAGAATAAATTCATTTCCAAATCCACAATATCCCATATTAATATAAGGTATCCCCAACCTCTCGGATAACCACCTTGGCCAAGAGTTTTGTTCTCTCAGTTTTTGTATAAATTCAGGTGGTGTTGCATTTTCTTTATATGTAGAATTAGTTTCCACACCATGTCCAGCTGTCCAACTATCACCAAATGCAACTAATCTCATATAATAGGAGTATTGTGTATATTTTGTTTATACTCGTTCATTGTGTTTTTAAAAAATTGAATATCTTTAATTTTATGCTTCCTTGCAGCTTTTATTAGTATTTCTCTGTTTTTATAAAACCTATCCTTATAACTTGAATAATTTTTTATAAATTCTGTCTTAATTTTTTCAATTCTATCTAATTCTTTACAAATTGCTTTAAACCGCAATCCATCATCTTTTATTAAGTCATATGAGTGGTCTATAATATCATCAAATAAATCTAATCCCATCTTTCTTAATTCATTCACATGATTTGGTGATGCAAAAAATATAGGATATTGATAATAATAGAAAGGTCTATATGATTTTTCTGTAATATGTACAACTTCAGTAGATGAATTAAATTCAGATTCAGTAACCACATTCATATAAGAATTAGAAAATGCTTCATGTAACTCAGGTACTAGATATATTGGAGCAAGGTCTTTATGAATAAACTCTCCTCCCTCACCTATCCAATTTTTACCAGCTTCATAATCATCTTCTTTGTAAAATTCCCTAAGTTCAAATATTTCTCTAGCATTATCTATTATAAACTGTGTTTCGAAGAATGGTTTTAGTTTTCTCACCAAATCTCCATAATATACGTTTCCTATACAAGAATAGTTAGTATTTTCTTCTAAATCTTTATTAGCTCTAAGAAACGCTATTAAACCCATTCTATGTGGTTTAGCTCCTTTGTTTCTACACATGAAAAATTTACCAGTTTTTTCTTCATTAAACTCAAATTCATATGCGTTAAAGTCATCATTTTTAAATGCCATTACTTGGTAGGATGACCATTGTAGAAAATTAAGTTTGTAAACTTTTGCTTTCGTATTAAAGTTATGTATTTTTTTTATTTTTTCAAGATTCTCATTTATATTACTATCATTATTACAAATAATTACTTTATGGTCTATTCCAAGTCTGTTTAATTTATCAATCATCAAACCCAATCCACCTATCCTATCGGCCTCATGTTCTCGTAAATAGACTAAGTAAAAGTTTATATTTGTTTTTAATCGTTTAATAATCTGAGCAGATAATCCTAAATTAGGCAAATCACATAAATCATGATATGCTAATCCAGGATGCGAAACCATATAAAAATAAAGGTCAGTTGGATTTATTAGAATATTTTTTAAAGGATGCTTTAATACATTAAACTTCTCACCATCACCTAAATAATCAAAATCATTTTCGCTATCATTTAGATATGACGAGAAAAAATTACTTGAATCAAACCATTTATTACTATTCCCATTTTTAGAACAATTTGCAAGTGGATATCCATCATCCGAAAAATCATTATAAACAAAATTTACATTCATATTAAATTTGATTTTTGATTTATTTTAACAAAGTGGTCATATACTGATTGAAATGCATATGATATATTTTTAGTTGTATTAATTTTTATTTGATTTCTGTTGTGGACTAGTACTTCTTCCATTTCTTTAAACCAACTTAGTTTATCATCTATTGATATTATCTTTTTTAAATTATCTATAATTTTTTCAAATCGTTCACAGTCTGATGATGCATCATATGATTCATCAATCCACTTATCAAAAGTTTTATATCCAAGTTTTTTTAATTCAGTTAATGAGTTTTTATTACCCAATACCATAAATGGATGAGAACACATCATAACCTTGAATATTTTTTCACTTAAAAATATAGTGTTCTGTGTATCTTCATATTGTGCCTCACTAATTACGGAAAAGTAACTATCTAGGCAAACCTTATCATTAAATCTAGTTACATAGTAATTAGGGTCATGTGCTTCGTTTGATTTATCATAGATTAAACTTGGAAGTGTTTCTTTAATTTTTTCCGTTTCTGAATGTGATAATTGATAATCACAAAATTCAACAGATTCATGAAAAGTATTCATACTAACAAGACCATCTTTTAATAAATTATTTCTATGAAGTAGTGAATAAAAATTTATTCTATGTCTTCTTGGTTTTTTATTCAAGTTACAAAAACTAACAATATCATTATTGTTCTTATATTTGATATGGTCATCAAATGTTGGAGGAAAGTTTTTATTTCCAGGTGGTAAATCATTTGAAAGTAAATAAGTATCAAACTCAAAATGAGAGTAGGGTACTACTTTAATGTGCTTGGGATGTGGATTATTTATTAACCAATTCTCATAACAAGTTTCTACTATTGAATTACCCGTAACGAATATTATATGAGTTGGATTTATTTTTCGTTCTTTACATTCTTTATGAAAAAATTCAAATATCCAATCATCATGATAACCTTCAAAAGAACTATCAACTAATAGTAGTGCCTTTTCGTTTTTTAAATCAGTTAAATAATCATCATCTAGTAAATCAAATAAAGATTCATAATTATCATGATTTGATGAACCACCACCTCCCCAATTATGTGGGTCATTATGAACACCAAGTGGTATTATATATTTTTCTGGTTTTGAATCTTTTGTAAAAGTATTTACTTTGAATAAATTGTGATTTATATTTCCACTAGAAATTCTCATAGCATTAAAAATAGGTGCAAGGGTAAACCTATTACCACCCAAGCTATTTTTAAATGTACCACCATCCATTACAATGTGATTTTCAGTATCACTTATAACAAAGTTCATATTAGTTTGGATTGTATTCGCCATCTTCAAAATGTGTTATATCACCCGGTCTTATTTCTACATCTGGTATTGTTTTATCAACATCTATGTTTTGATACCAAACAGCAAGTTCTGGAAACGTTTTACAAAAATCCTTTCCTCTTCTTTTATCATATTGTTCGTAGAATGATTTGAAATCATGAAATTGAATTTCATCCTCTCCCTCAGTAGTAACATGACCCGTTTTAACAACTTCTATATAATCAATTAATCTTTCTATCTGTGCAATTTCTCCTTCACTAAATAATTCATAGAAATCACTTTGTTTCTTTTGTACCTCAAACCAATTATTTAGTTTTTTGTGTAAAAACATTTTTACATCATTGGGTAACGCTAATGGTGACATAAATGCTGGCCATCTGAGTATATTAAAATCCACATTAGGTCTATTAGAACCATACTTCTTTTTTAATACAATCATATCATCTAAAAATTCAGTAATAGAAAATAAACATAATGAATTAATTGTCATCATGACTGTTAGTGAACGAAATATTTTTTGATTTACTCCTTCAAGAAAGGCAACCATATGACTTCTCCATTCAGGATAAATTAAACCATCTCTAATATATTCAGCATGAGGACCAAATGATTCGTTTGATGTATATAAATCAAACTCCTTAATTGGTAACTCATACGATGCATCGATTAATCGTTGAATTCTTTTAAAATTACCACCAAGATTTGAATTTACAGCAAATCTAAGTTTATCAGATTTATGTCCTTTCATCTTTTCTAAGAAACTCCAAAAGTTTGGAGATGCACATGGTTCACCACCTGTAATTCTTATTTCTTCTAATCCACCTTCAATTAAATCAGGCCACCATTTTAAAAATGCTTCTACATAAGGATTTTGGTCATTATATTTACCATTTGCATCTGCCCAAGAACCATTGTTTTGATATGCACCAGCTGATACTGATTTAAACTTTTGATATGGTCCAAATTTATCAATATCCTTACCCCAAGTTGTAGAGTAACCAGCATTACAATATGAACATCCAAAATTACAAGTTCTATCAAAAGAAGCTTCAATTGTTTTTGGTATAATATCAGCATCCCATGGTACATCTTTAATTGCAGCGATATCTTCTTCTTTATAAATCTTAGATTTGTAAATTCTATCTGCTATATTATCTCTACCAATATCTTCAATCTTCCAACAATAAGAACACTCAGCAGGTCGTTTACCTTCTAACATCATCTTTCTTTGTTTTTTAGAAAAATCAGTATTATGTAATTCAGATGGTCTATCTTTTAATTTATCTACATCAATTGGATGAGGTAGTGGTAAGTGACATGAGTTTTTAAAACCATGCCCCAGATGCAATGATACATTGTACCATTTTGCTGCACAAAAACTTGGTGATATACTATTGAGATTATCATCTCTCCATTTTCTTAAATTTTCTGTTGACATATGTTATATTATTTTATAAATTCTGTTGGTACTTTTTCCACAAAGTATGTATTTTTTGAATTATCATATATAATTCCTTGATTATTTACTGTATTAAAGTCATAGTTAAATATTACTTTATTATATTCATCGATTTTGTTTAAGTTATTGATATCAGTTTTATATATTTTTTTAATTGTTTCTATATCTGTAATATCTTCTACAAAGAGTAAATTATCTATATCTACTGAACCATGGTAACGATGCTCAGGTACTTCAGTACCAGGATTACCAGTTCCTAGATACAATCCTTCTGTTCTATAATCATCTATTAGATTTTTATCGAAATCAATTTCACCTACTTTTTCAAAGTTTTTATAAATTATAAACTCATCATTTTTTCTAACTATGGTAATTACAATACCATTTGAAATTTCATCATAATTTACTCCATGAAATGGTAGATAATGAAACTCATCATCTGCAACTTTAGTTGTTGCTTCCGTCCAAAATTCTAAAGCTAATGTATCCGCTTCATGATTATATGTTAAACCAAAGTTTTTACCAGGTTTCCCAAATATACAAAATATATTATCAGATTCTAAATCTTTATCTAATTTAAATTCAATATTAATCGAGTATTCTAATTGATGAAACAAATTAGATATTTTTTCAGATTCACTTTTATTAAACTCAGTAACGTACTGATGGTCTTTATGTTCATTTAAATCCCATTCATATTTAATCCAATATGGTTCTTTATAATTTATTATCATTTTATATCATTTATAAATTCACTCATTTCAGGATAAGTTTCTTCACAATCCAATCCTCTTCTTTGTTTATAATCTTTAATGTAATGTTTAAATTTCTTTTTACCCAATGAGAAGTCAACATCAGATTTCGCATCTTCCAAAAACATATCCTTTATTCTTGTTATTTTTTCAATTTCTTTTAATGTGAATCCACTATCAGTTGGTTCTTGTAATTGATATGAATTTAAACTTCTATATGATGAGAAAAACTTCATATATTTTTCTAATTTTTCAAAATACGAAATATCTAAATATCCTTTTAATAATCTAAAACTTAAAAAGTCAGGATATCTTAAATAAGATGTATCTATTATTAGTGGAGAATTCCAATATCGTTTTGTATTAAAATGTTTAACTTTAAAATCATATATTTTTCTTAAAAGTTTTTCATAACTAAATGGTGAAAATATATTAAAGGTAGACATTACAACAATTGTTAATTCAGGTATCTCCGTAAGTATTTTATCTATATTATCAAATAGTTGATTAAAGTTTAATCCAAATCTAATATATTCGGCTTGGTCTCCAAATGCATCTACTGACGTGTATAATATAAATTCTTTTACTCGTTTCTCCTTAATTATTAATTTAGCTTTTTCTATGAACTTATCTATTAGTTTATCTTCTACACAAAGATTACTATTTATAGAAAGTTTTAAATTCTTATTAGGAGTATCTGTTTCTATAATTTCATCCAATACCTTAAATGTATCTTTAGAAAGTAAAGGTTCTCCTCCTGTTATTCTAAATGTATCCATACTTTTATAAAGTTCTGGCCACCATTTCCAAAAAGCTTCTATGTAAGGATTGTGTTCTGATTTTTTATAGGGAATCATATCTTCATTCTCTAATGTTTTCAATGAATTAAATCCATCTCCTGTTGAAAACTCTCCATGTTTTCTCATCTCCTCTACCCATTTAGAAGAATAAGATGGTCCACAATACCCACATTTAAAATTACAAGTATTAGAAAAAGATACCTCTACATACTTTGGTAAAAAATTATCCCTCCATTGAGAATCTTTTATTTGTTCAAAAAATGGTTTTGACCAAGATTCCTCTGATTTAAAAATTCTATCTGAGTATGAATTTGAATTATCTTCTACTTTCCAACAATAACCACATTCCTTTGGTCGTTTGTTTTCCAACATTTCTTTTCTAGCTTTCTTCTTTTGAGAACTATTATGTAATGCAGTATGGTCTTTTTGTATTTCTCTTAATGAAATTTTGTGAGGTGCAGGATGATGACAAGAGTGAGTAGTTCCATCATGTAAATGCATTGTAACTTGTGTCCATTTAGCTAAACAAAACCCACATCCAACAGAATCTAACTTCTGTTTCATTTGTTCAAAGTTGTTACCTATAACTTTACTCATAATTTTATGTTTATAAATTTAGCATTTGGTGTTATTTCTTCAACACTTACTAATTCATATTTTAATGAATTCATTCCATCTGATTTGTAATCCCATGTACCTTGTTGCATTTGATGGACAAATCTTTTTTCATTTGCAGCAGTTGTTTCACCCTTAGCCCAAACTTCCTTACCATCACTATTTTTGACCAATCCCTCATCCTTATGTGGTAAACAATACATTTTACCAGGTACTCTATGTGGTACGGTTGTGTATGGTATTTTTACAACATCTTTTTTGAATGTACAATTATGTACAATTGCATTGTTATCATTGTTAGTTTTATCCATCATTAACCCATCTTTACAATCGTAATGTAGGATTAAACCATCATCTTCAACTTCGTTATGAATATTAGATACCTCATCCTTAGTTAACGCTCTGTTCCACATTCTCACATCTGCAATATCACCTCTAAACCATTTTGATGGTTCTGTATCTGCAACTGATGTAGTTGTTCCAAGATAATAACTTGTATTACCATATCGTTTTAACATTCCCTCAAATGATTGTGGTGAAGGTGTTCCTGTTCCCCATCTTGCATCAGATTCCTTTCCATTCATATAAAAATGAATATCATTTCCATCAACTACTAAGGTAATCCAAGACCATCTATCTTCATAGTTTTTCATCCATTGATAGATGTGTTCTCTTTGGTTGTTCCAAAGAGTTGCGGTATATGTTCTTGAGTTATTGTAACTAAATCCATAGTCATATCCTGGTCTACGAAGAATTGGATATTCACAAAATCTCCTATCCATATCACCAACTAACCAAATTGGAACTTTTTCTTCTTGTTGATGTGCTCTTACTAATACTGAAATAGTATGTGAACGAGATGTTAAATTTCGTAATTGTCTAGTACATGGTATTTCTGCATAAGATTTATATCCATCAAATGAAATAAAATCTTGTGGAGTTTTATCGAAATCCATATATTCATAATTAGCATATCCCTCTAAAACACATCTCCAAAACAAATCATCATCTTCCATTCCCCAATCCCAATAATCATTTGAATAACCATTGGTTCTTTCAACTTGTTCTTTAGAAAATAAAATTGCACCTCCAAAATACTCTTCATATTTTAGTTCATAGTTCATTTGTGAGATTTGAGTTGCAATATGTCTAGGTTTATCTTTTGGAAAAGAATAATCAGCACCTCCATCTTCTTCAGGAATCATATCAATATCATGATATACAACATAATCACATCCTTCTTTGAACGCCCACTCAGCAGCGATGTTTTTAGTTGCTCCTCTGTTGAACAACTTATCATCTACTTGATGACCAAAATAAATTTGATAATCAATTCCCCTATCCTTAAGGTATTTACCAATCTTTGGTATAAATTCTTTTAGATGTGATTCTCTGTTTCTATATGGTACACAAACTCCTAACTTCATAGTGTATCCGCTATTAACTTTTTAAACTTAGTTGTACTCCAACCATGGTCTCTATTTAAATAATGAACTGGTACATCTAATTCGAAACCTGTGTATGTTTTACCACGATAATCATCTCCTAAAAATCTGATATCTGGATTTAATCTGTATATTAAATCTACCAATTCTTTTTCGTAAGTATAATACGCAATTCCATTTATAAATTTTATTGAGGTTAAAATTTCTGTTCTTTCTTGTTTAGTAAGAATTGGTTTTAGTTTCTCTGGTCTTTCTATTGATGGGTCTATGTGTAAAAGAATTATAAGTTGTTTACAATAAGTTTTACACTCTTTAAACATCTTAATATAACCTGGATGTATTACATCGAAGTTACCGGCAATCACTCCCATATTATATTTATTATCCATCATAACTCTATTGATATTTTACTTATTATTCCGTTTTCTTCTTTTTTTACTTCTTTAAATCTAAGTGTATTGATTCCATCAATTCTAAAATCATCTATGTTAGTTCTAACTTGATTATAATATTTTAATTGATTTTTTCTTGTTTCGTTATGTACCCACTTATTTCCAATAGAAGAATTGCTTTTATGTTTTAATGACTTAAAACGAGATTCTCTACGATGTGGTTTTGGTAGAAAAGTTTTAAAGGATTCACTAGACTTATATAAATATATATTGTTTAAATAAACATCATATTTTCCACCCAAATCGATTGATGTAGTTGATGTTGATATTTCTGGTAATATTTGTGTATGTAAAAATTCACTTGATTTAAAGTTTCCAAAATTTCTAAGTTTTGGTTTAGTTGGGTTTTGTGATATCTCAAAAACTTCATCATCATTAAGAGCAATATCATATATCTCGATACTCGATATTAATCCATAAAAGAAATCTTTATTTGATGGCTTACCATTTCCAATACCAATAAAAATTTCATCAGATGATAATTGTAATATTTCATTATTCATTTTTTCTGTACCAACAAGTTTACCATTCATGTATAATTTTATTGTATCTGAATTTTCATATACCATGGTTAGATGAACCCATCTCTCACCAACAACATCGGTTGAAACCGAATATGGTTTTTTATCCAAATCATATGATTGGCAGAAAAATCTTCTAAATGAATTATAAAATAAACCCGTATTGTAACCAGGTATTGATAGTATAGGAAATTCATCATATTCTTTATTTTCACTCAAAGGTATATCTTCTGGCTTTACCATAACAGAAATAGTAAACTCATCTTCAAGTAAATGTAATTTTTTAGTAGAAAAACACTTTATAAAAGAATTCGTCCCATTAAACTTAAATGATTCTATTTCTTTAATAGTTTCATTACCGAAAGATTCAGTATCAATTTCTAAATCTGATTCGATGCATCTAATTAATAAATCATCATCTTCGAATCCCCATCCCCAATAATCATTTGAGAATCCATTAATAGTTTTGAAATCTTCTTTTGTAAACATTGTTACTCCACCGAAGTAATCAAAGAATGTAGTTTCGTAATCGTGTTCTTGTAGGTGTGTTGCTAAATGAAGTGGTTTATCTGAATAAGAATAATCCACATCTTCAGGTAACATATCGACATCATGAAATACAAAATAATCGCACCCCTTATCCAAGGCATACTTATATCCTGCATTCAGAAGTTTACCTCTGTTAAAAGGTTTATCATCTGATTGTTCAATGATGAAGATTTCGTAATCAATATCCTTAATATAATCTTTCATATGAGATAAGAACCTTTTCAGTTGTTGTTCTCTATCTCTATATGGAACTATTATACCAAGTTTATGATTTACTCTCTTCTCCTTGAGTTTCTGTGTTCTCTTGGATTCTCTCAGCATCTCTTGATGGTCTATTTGATGTTCCTACTGTTTTTGATTTTGCAATTTGATAAAATTCGTTTAGATACCATTCAAATCTTTCTTGCCACATATCTGCATCCAAGTCATATATCCAATCGTTAATTTCACCAATTGATTTACCAATTGATTCAAGAGCTTTTACACCTCTTTCCTCCAAGTTATCGTTACTTGTTGTTTTCGTTGTCTTTGCCATAATTGTAATTTAGTTTTTTATTTTCTACTAATTCTGTTAATAATTTTTTAAACATCCATCCTTCGTGTGATTTAAAATCAATAGAGAACGATGCTTCTTCTATATAATCTTTAAGTTTTACTGGTTTCCATTTTAATTTTTCCAATTCTGATTCTAGTTTTGGAATATCCCACTTTACTTCTTCTAAGTAGTCTTTTATCTTTTTTGGCTCCCACTTTAACTTTTCAATCTTTGCTTTTAGTTCTTCTATCTTCCACTCTAATTCTTCTATTTCGTTATTTTTATCATCTAATTCAAATTCAAGTTTTTCCATTTCTGCAGTTTTTACAACTACATTTGTATTTGCTTCATCTAACCTAAAAGTTTTTTGTTTTATTTCTTCCTCGGTTTCATCTATTCTTGGTTGATTATCCCAATACCTTTCAAAGTATTCACCAATATGAGAATTATTATGTTTAGAAGTTTTAAGTAAAGTTTCTAAAATCATAATAATTTTTAAAAATATAGCATTATCCTTAACACCTGGTTCAATAATATCTTGTAGACTATTATCTATGTGCTCAAGGGTTCGTACTACCTTTTCGTTATGTAACAATTCTAATAAGTTCATAATCTTCTTTATCTTGTTTATCTAATATTTTATAAGTTAATGATGATAGTCCAATAGTGGTATAATCTAATTTATCTGTTAGTACCTCATGAAAAAATATATCAGCATTTTCTTCAATATCAGGATTATATTTATAATATTTTTTTATTATCTCAGTATCATCCTCATGTACTAATGATTTATATTCTCCTTGCAATCTTATTGGTAAATATATTGGAGTTGTTACATCTAAAGTAATTTCCTCTACATCAAATGGTCCTTCCAATTTTAAGTGATTTAAATTTTTACCCTTATCTAATAATAATCTATTTTTATAAAAAGTTTTAAAGTCATATATACTACAAATATTAAACCCAAATTTATTTTTCAAATTATTAAATGAACTTTCTCCATCATAAAATAAAGCAGATACTATTTCTTCATTAATTTTTGTATTTGAAGTTAATATTGATGAGATTTTAATATCACTTTGTGTATCTGAAATTTTAACTGTATGTTTTGTATAATCAAATAAATCGAAATTTTCTTTTAGTTTAAGAGTTTCTAATTTATTATTGAGGTACATAAAGATACCATTGTTATTTTTACCAAATATAACATGATTCCATTTTTCTTTTTTATAATCATGAGATACCTCATAGTGTATTTCATCTTTATCCCATATCTGACCTAGTACATGCTTTCCATGTGATAAGAATACACCAGTATCACAACCTTCAAATGAAAATAAGTTTTTTACTTCTTCTGTATTCTTTGAATCTTTGAACCAAAATGAAATAAAAAAATCTCCATTTATTAATTCATTTGTCATATGATTTATATTTCCATAAAATCTACTTTCAGCACCAAGTGATATTGTATTTATTTTATGGTTTCTTTTATCTGTACCTATTTCTACATTTTCTATCCTATATGGTAACACATCAGTAATATCATATCTTTCATATGTTTGATTTATATCATAAAACTTTTCTAAATACGCTCCACTTCTTTCTAATCTATAAAGTAAGTCTAAATCATGAAAACCATAACCCCAATACTCATTTGAGTATCCGTTTGCATTTTCAAAATCTTCTCTACTGATAACATTAACTCCACCAAAATATTGTGGATATGGCATCTTGTTATCATGTGCTTCAACATTAGTTGCTAAGTGAGTTGGTGATTCGGGATAAGTATAATCACACTCATCATTCATTGGTAACATATCTATATCATGAAAAGCAAAGTAAGTGTATTCTTTACCAACTTCTTTACTAACAACATTACATAATTTACCATAGTTAAAAGGTCTATTATCTGTTTGTTCTGCAATAAAAATAGTGTAATCGATTCCCTTATCTTTAAGAAACTCTTGCATATGAGGTATGAACACATCTAAGTGGTCTTGCCTATCTCTATAAGGAACAATAATTGCTAACTTATCTATCATACTTTTATTATAACATTTGAAAGTTCATTCCACTTTGTATAATCAAAGTAAGAATTATCTTCCATTTTTTCAAACATAAATTCAGGATTATTTATATCGATTTTCCAATCATTAATCTGAATTCCTCTGTACATTTTTTTATATTCCTGCCAATAGGAATAATCTTTTTTTGTTTCTGATACTTCTTTTAATCTTTCAAGAACGGTTGAATCCCATTTAAAATGATGAACTTGTACAATCCCATTTTCTATTGGATATCTTTTAGGATGATTCCATCCTCGTTCTCTCCAAGTATCAGTATCACCGATTACTGCAAAATGTTGTCCATGTGTTACATCAACTGAACCTTTCATTACACAACATTTGTTTGGCATCGCTCCACTCATAGGATATCTAAAAAATCCTGCAAGTGGAAACGATTTCCAAATATTAGTTTCTTTTGTTACCAAAGGAAACTCTCCTCCCTCTCCTATCCTATCGAGGAATCCTCCTGTGATAAACTCCCATCCGTTTTCATCACACTCTGAAATCATTTCTCTGATATCAGTTGGATAAACATGAAGTTCATCATCATCCGAAACCACCCACCATTCGTTTGGTTTGGTTTGTTTAACTTCGTTATATAATTGAGTTACTCTTTCCCAATTAAATTTTTCTTCGGTAACTATTTTGTAGGGTTTGATACCGAGATTTATTACATCTTCTAAAATACCATCTAAGGTATGTTGTCTATAAACTACTACATAAATTTCATCTACAATATCTTTGTAGTGATTTATCATATGTGGTAGGATTGTTGTATTGTGGCCAACTACTGTGACCAAGTTTACTTTTGGCATTTCTGAAGAATTGTTAGACCCGTAGAAGATGGTCTAGTTTTAAATATACCATTATTGAAAAAGTTAAAAATTTCCCAATCACTATCATCACTCAGTTCTTTTACTAATTTAGATGGTCCGTTTGTTATATTATCTTGATGATTTTGACTCTTAACATCTTCTGTAACTATTAAATCTTTTTCGAATGATTCATCTGTATCATGTATTGATATAATTCCATTTGGAGAAAGTATTTTAGAGTATAACTCAAAGTCTTGTTTTACATCTTCATAAGAATGACCTGCATCAATATGTAAATAATCAATTTTAATATCTTCTTTTACAAAAAAGTTATAATATGCGTTTTCTGTTGTTTCTAATATAATTCTTGGAAAAAAGTTTTTTCTTAGAAAAGAATCCCCATTCTTCCAATCTACGTTTCCACCAATTCCATTTGCAGCATCAACAAGATATGTACTTCCTATATCACCCCAATTAAAATCTCGGTTTCCTTCAAAGATTTGTGAATCATATAAATCAACTCTTGCTTGTGTCATTATTCTAGGAATGAATCCACCCCCACTACCCAAACAAACACAAACTTTTGCTCTCATATAATGAATTATAGAGTAAATTAATAAACCATCACCCAAAGTTAAATCAGTAGCCCCATGTGTCCAACGATATGGAACAGGAGTATGCTCATGAAATTCTTTTCCATTTACATCTAATTTTGGTTTTTGATTATTTGTTAAATATTCTCGAAGATAATCAAGATTTAGTAATGTCATAACTTTCTTATTGTCTTATATAAATATAATAAAAAATAATAAATGTATATAAATATATATTAGTTAAATAGATTTACAACATCAGTTGTCCATCTTGATTTATCATCATATTTTTTTAAATATTCTTTTAATTTATAAAATTCATTTGTATGAACTGATTCACTATCGGATAAAATTAATTCATATATTTTTTTAAACTCATTTTTTGATGATGCTCTATATCGATAATCAACATCTCCCCAATCAGAATGTATGATAGGTAACTTACCATAATCAACTGATTGGAATATAGAATAACCAAATGGTTCTTTAGTATGACATGAATGTGAAATACTCCATTTAAGGTTCATAAAAGAGTTTAGTATATCGATACTCCATTTAAAATATTTAGTTCGTTTAAAATCATAATATCCACTTTCATTTATATTTTTCCAATCATAATATCCACTTAAAACATATGATGGAAGTGAATCCAAATAATGTACATTTTTCCTTGATTCTATTCTTGATGCAAATCCTATTTTATTATTTATTTTACCAAGTTCTATATTATGCTTAAATTCGTAAAAGTTTGTTATAGTTTCTGTTTCGAAATCATTAAATATTTCAGATGGATTATTTCCAATCCAAATTCTTTTTTTACAATAAGTAAGTAATTCTATTACATCATCTTCTACTACATTTGTACTAAACTGTCTAAGAGAATCTCCATATTGTAACATATCAGGTAGATATGCTTGTACAAAAATAGTTCCCCACTTATCTTTATATTTCCATAGATGGTCTCGTTTGTGATAATTTGCATGCAAAAAATGTATTTCACTACACATTTTTAAAATAAAATCTGTCTTTTTTGCATCTTCTAAGTGAAAGTGAAGTTTTCCTAGTTTTTCAAGATTGTAAGTATCTCTCCATCCAATTGGTTTTTTAGAATCTACCAAAATATAATATTCAGAAAGATGAGGCAAAACTAATTCTATAAAATTATTAGTCCACATATCAGCACCACCTTGAATGATGTTACCACAACCTGTTGTTACAAAAACCTTCATTAATTTTATTTTTAACCACAATAGAGGTAACCATATACACCCACTGCTAATCCATTAGAATCAAATACAACATCCTCCATTGCTTTGGCAACAGTATAAGAACATTGTGATTGTCTTTCTTCGTACTGAGGATTACTATCTCCATCAAATGAAGTAATTACCCATTCAGATGGTTGTTTCATTAAATATCCTTCAGTATCAGAAGAACATAATAAATCACCCCTTGAAACATCTCCACCTTGGTTACATACTTTAAATCCTGGTAAATATGAAGTTGAACCCGAATCAAAACTATCCCCAACAGATGCAACTTTCCACATTGTTTTTGTATCTCTTTCATTTTCAGCAAACGTATCACCCAATGAGTCATATTCAGCCGAACCACTTTTTGGTTCTTTCCATAAGATACCAACAATCTCAGTATCTTTAGCCGTAGTTGATTTTATTATTTGATTATTGGAATCCAACTTAACCAAATCACCAACATCTATACTTACATTATTTTGTTTTACATATTGGTGACCGGATGTAAATTGCTGATTTATTGAAAGAATCTCATTGGCATTTGCAGTAGTTTTTGTTGTATTTGCTGAAATTAAACTGTTATACCCATCATAAGTTGCGAATCTTGTATTCAAACGAGTTGTACCAACTAATGCATTAGATTTTAATTTAATTTCTGTACTATCTAGTTCAAAAAGAGTACTCCATGCTTTTGTGTTAGTTCCATCACTTAACTTTGCCCCAGATTCAACAACACCTTTAAATGTTGCAGTACCAGCAGCCGATATTTTGAATTCAGGTGCTGAGATATATCCAGTTGAACCTAGTGTTAATGTACCATATGTATTATCTGCGGTTGTACCTCCTAATGTAGTTTCACCAATTCCCCATCCACCAACAGACCCAGCGGTTGCAGTAATTCTATTTACATTTAATGTGGAAGTTCCAGCTGTCCAAGTAAGTGCTCCACTTGTACCACCAAGATAGAAGTTACCACTTGAATCCATGTAAGTTTTCCAATTACTACCATCATTATATCCAAGTCTATTATTACCTAAATGTAAACCTGCACCTGTTCCTGCAGCTGATGTTGGTGTGAAGGTTGTTGGGTTTGGGTCTCCCGCTGACCAAGCAGCTGAGTTGTTTGATATTGTAGTGTTTGCGGTATTGGCCGCAGTTTGAGCGGCTGATGCCGAAGTTGCAGCATTTCCTGCTGCCGTACTAGCAAAGTTTTGAGCGTTTGTTTGAGCGGCGGATGCGGAAGCGGCGGCTCCTGCTCCAAAATCAACTTCAGATGTTGAACCTGCTGCAATTGTAATAGCACCAGTCATTGATAAGTTACCATCTGAATTAAATGTTAATTTATCTCCAAGTGAAAATTGTCCATCACTATCAATATAAAGTTGAGTATTTGAGCTTCCAAAATCTGTTCCTGTTCCTACTTTAAATACAGTACTTGTTACAGATACAGGTCCGATGGTTGCTGAGTTCATTACAGCATCTCCACTCATGTTTACTCTAAAAGGAGCATCTCCAAATGTAGCATCACCTAATTGAATACCACTAGCACCAGCTTTAAATACATCATCACCAGAACCAATAGTTATTGAACCACCAAATGTACCTGTTGCTGCTGATATATCACCATCAAACGAACCACCAGCTGCTGATAAAGTACCTGAGAATGAAGCATCACCATTACTTGTTATCTTAAATTCTTTAGCATGAATCGAACCAGAATCTAAATTAATTGCCATACCTGCTGCAGCATAACCAGTTGTATCTGAAATTCCATTGGTTGTACCAGAAGCTGAATCATTCCAATTTGTAGATATAATCCTACCGGTTGAAATATTATCTCCATGGATTGCAGTTGTACCACTAGTTCCAAATGACAATGCATTTCCACTACCATTTGAAACCGAATCATCTGCGGTAAACGTTACTAAACCAGTAAATCCAATTGCTTGGTTAGCATCACCAAATGTTGGTGTACCTGTCCCACCTCCAGCAGTTGTTTCAACAACAGAATAGGTTGAGTACCAATATACATTATCATTACCACCCGAATATGTTGGTGCATCCAATCCCCAATCCGTTGTTAAACTAGTAAATGTACCATTAGAAAAAGTATAAGAAGTTGCAGATGGCGTTGATGG